ATGTCACCCCCACGTGCCCCTCAGCGCGCGATCCAGCGCGCGCCTAAGCCGCCCCGCGTCTATCAGCGCGGCGTGAAGAAGCTGACACGGGTCAAGTTTCAGGACCAAACCCTGCACTTCACCTTTCCCCAGAGCACCGGCGGAAGCCGCAGGTCAGCGAACGGCTTCGTCGCTCTGGACCAGGTCCCAGCCTTCGAGGGCGATTCGGCCTGGTTCGAGATGGAACTGGTCGAGGGCCACCCCTGGAATTATTGGCGAGCGATGCGGCAGGTGGAGGCGCCGGGCGATGCCCGAGCCTAGCGCCAGCGACCGCCAGAAGGCGGCCCAGTTGCCGCCCGACGTCGCGGCGATGCGGCTGGTCGACTGTCTCGAGCTCGGTCACGACATCCGGATCAGCTGTCAGTATTGCGGCATGGCGCGCAGCTGGGGGCGGCGCGAGATGCTGAGCACAAAGCTCCGGCTACGGCTCGCCTGGCCCCTCGCCCGCGTACAGCGCGCCGTCGTCTGTCCCGTCCGGGGGTGCGGGGGACCGATGCCGATCATGCGATTGATGAAGGGCGGCTATCAGGACGGGTTCGATCGCGCGGACGCCGGTCGGCGCCAGGCCTGGCTGGTCGAGACCCTGCTGGACGCCGGGATCCTGCCGGCCGACGCAGGCGTCGCCTCCTCGGCCGAGCGGTGATCGATGGCCGACATGGATCCTCGCACCGGTCGGCTGGCGTCGCTGCAGATCTGGTGCGCCTGCGGCTACAGCGTGACCTGGCCGCGGGCCGTGATCGTCGCGAAGGCTGGGGCGTGGAAGCGCCCCAGCGAACTTCGCATGGCGGTCAGATGCTCGGCCTGCGGCGCGAAAGGGCCGCCCAAGGTGCGGATCAGCGGCTCCTACCGCTAGGGCGCGGGCGTGACCGCCTCGAATTCGCCGACGTCGCGCGTGAGATCGGATCGTCCGACAACCCTGCTCTCGAACTCCCGCGAGACCAGGATACGCACGCCGCGATAGCGGATGCCGCGGCCGATCGTCGTCATCTCGGTCTTCAGGATGTTGCCGACATAGTGGTCGGGGTGCAGGAAGATCGCGCCCGGGAGTTGGTTCTCGTCGCCGGTCTCAGCCGCCTCGGCGACCATGGCGTCTATAATCTGATCGATCTCAGGAAAGGTCATGGCGGCGGCATAGCTGAGTCGGATCGCTCTCGCGCCGCGTCACGTTGCCCGACCATGCTTACACCGCACGGATACACGTTCACCGTTACCGCCCGGGGCCAGAAATGGCGCGGGACCTGGGCCGTCGAGGGCAAGGATGTCTGTGTCTCCAGCGCCTTCGGCTCGGCCCGGGTTCCCAAGGGGCGCAAGAAGCCGACGGCTGTCGCCGAGGAGGCGCTCAAGGGCCTGGTCGACGACTGGGCGGCACGCCGCTAGGGTCGCCGCATGAGTGAGACGACAACCCCGAAGCCGAACCGCGCGCCCGATGCGGAAGACCATGGCGAGGGCGCGCCGCCTGAAGCTGTCAGGGCCAGGGCTGAGGCCGCCTACCATGCCGAGCTGTCCTTCGACGCCCTGGGAGATCCTGAACACGCCCCAATGGGCTGGTGGCATCTGAAGCTCTGGGACGGCCCCTGATGTGCAACCTCTACAGCCTCAAGACTGGCGACCTGTTCGCGACCTGGAACAAGGTTCTGAAACTTCCGGTCGTTTGGGACGGCCAGGCCTCGAACTTCGAGCCGCGCCCCGAGATCAAGATGACCGAGAGGGCGCCGATCGTGCGCTACGTCGCCGGCCAGGCCGTGGTCTCGATGATGCAATGGGCGTGGAGAGCCCCCACAGGGAAGCCGGTGTTCAACTACGTCTCGGAGAGCCGAGACTTCTCCAAGAGCGACCGCGTCCTGATCCCGGCGGACGCCTTCTATGAGTTCACCGCGCCCCAGCCGGGCCAGAAGCGCAAGACGCGCTGGAAGTTCACGATGGTCGACAATCCGCTCTTTTGGATCGCCGGCATCGTCAAGAGCGGCTGCTGGACCATGCTGACCACGGCGCCGGGGCCGGACATCGCGCCCTACCACGATCGCCAGATCGTGCTTCTGTCGGCCGAGCAAGGGCGCGATTGGCTGGACCTGGCCCGGCCTCAGGAGGAAATGCTCGCGCCGGCCGCCGCCGGCACGCTCAACGTGGAGCGGGACTTTCCTCCGGAGCCGGCGGACCTGTTCAGCTAGACCACGCCCCTACGGGAGCCCGACGCGGATCGCCAGTTCACGGGCGATGTCGGCCAAGTTCGATGGCCGCTCTTGCCTCTTGAACGCGGCTCGGTAGGCACGCGCCAGATCGGGGCGGCGCTTCAGCGCCGCGAGGATCTCGGCCTCGGTGAAAAGGCAAACAGCGGGAGCCTTGCGGCTGCGCGCCTCGACCCGATTGTATGCGACACGGTTTGCCGGCTCTCGGTTCCATTTGGCCCACGCCCAGAGGTCTTCATTGCTGACCGGGATGGTGCTCAATTTTCGGAACCAGGCCTTCGCCTCGACGGCCGCCTTGCGGCCAGTGCTCTGCTGATCAGGCATCGCGCTCTCTCGCTGCTGCGTGGGCAGCCTAGCGCAGAAGGCCAGAACGCGAAAAGCCCGCCGACCTCTCGGCCGACGGGCTTTCAGTTCGAGGCGAGCTCGGTTCGCGTCTATCCTGGAGCGGGCGGACAGTCCCGGTGCGGGACCTCGAGGCGTCGCCACCCCTGCCGAGCCCAGCGCGGCCAGGCCGTTTCATGCCACTCCAGCCAGGCCGATCCCAGCTTCTCGCCGAGCACCGCGACGATCGCCGCGTAGAGCGCGGCCTGGTCGACGCCGGCGGGCGGCAGAGGCTCGGCCACCAGCGGCGCGCAGACGGCCGCCGGCGGCGGGTCAGGAGCCGGGGGAATAGGCGTCCCGGGCCCAGGCCTCCCGGTAGTCTCGCACGCCGTCAGGAGCAGGGCGCTGGCCAGCAGCAGGGGCAGGCGTGTCGTTCGCATGGCGGATCGCGCGGCCCACGGCCACGCCCTTCTGGAAAGAGGATGAGATGTCGGCCGCGCAGGTCGAATTGGCGGCGCCGGCGTCGTCGGCCTCGCTACGCGCTCGATCGACGACGCGGCCGTCGCGGATCCGGATCGCCAGGTTCAGGTCGCCGATCGCGTGCTCGTAGTCCTTGGCGGCCAGCCTCCAGGTGACCTCGTCGGCCTTCAGCTGGTCGACGCGCCAGGTCTGGACGCCCAGGGCGGCGACTAGCGCCGCGCCGGCGACGCCAACGATCAGGAGGGCGTTCATGCGTCACCGGGGAAGGGCGGTAGGTCAACCGTTTGGCCGGCCAGGCTGTGGGTGCAGTCGTTGAGGAATTGGATCCGGCCATCGGTGACGTAGGAGTGACAGATCGCTGGCGGCGCCCCATCAACGCCGGCGTCGTCGCCGTTGTAGGTGACGAGAACAGATGGCGTGAAAGTCGGGCGATCGGCGTTGCCGTTGTAGCTCCAGCGCGGCCGGTTGCCCGTGCCGACCCGAAGACGGTGTGAACACGCGCAACCTGGACACCAGAAGGCGACGCCCGACCCGGCCTGACGAAGAACGGGGGAGAGCGCGCTCACGTCACGACCTCGAGCTCGCGGTCGCCGCTCTTCCAGATCTGCTCGCGCACGACCCGGGGCAGGATGATGCAGCCATGCGAGGCCGTGCCCGGGTTGGCGACGCTGTCGCCGTGGATCCGGAACGCCGAGCGCCCCAGGGCGGCGTGGCCGATCGGCTCCAGCTTCAGGGCGTAGGGTCCGACGTTGGCGCTGTCGTATCGCTCGGTGATCCGCCAGCGCCCGGCCGGGATCGGACCCAGGCCGACGGCCGCTTGCAGCGCGGGATTGTTCTTGCCACGCCCGAAGCCGGAATAGCCTCGCGACACGACCCGGCCGGCGCGCGACAGCTCGCCGGCGCTCTGGTCCCATTTCCAGGACATGGTTCTCTCCTCGGTGATTTAGGGCAGGGGTGCGAGCGGCGCTCGCATCAGTCGCGGACGACGGACGGATCCGCGGGCGGCGACGCCGGCAGGGGCGAGCTTGCGCCGGCCAGCTGGGCCAGCGCGCCGGTGGCGGTGCGGCTGGTCTCGGCCGCCGTCTCGGCCGCGTGCTTGGCGCCCACATTGTTGCCCCAGCGGAATGCGCCGTAGGCGACGGGCACGCCGAGGATCGCGGTCGCAAGGCTCGAGAGCACCGGAAGGATGCTGTCCTTCAGATCCTTCACAAGGAAGAAGCCGATGATCATGCCGGTGACCATCAGCATCGACCCGACGACGACGACGGCGTCGAGGGTTTCGTAGTCGCGTTTCATCCTGGGTCTCCCATGGGTTTCAAGTGGCCGTCGGCGGTCACCTCGAGGGCGTCGAAGGTGAGGGGTTCAGGATCGCGCCAGCCGTGCTCGAGCAGGATCCGGCGGTAGGCGCCGACCTTGGCCTCGAGTTCGCGGATGCGGGCGTCGCGCAGCGAGATCTCAGCCTCCTTGCTGGCGATCATCCGGGCGTGCTCCCGGCGCGCCTCGGCCAACTCGAGCCGCAGCTTGTCGACCTCGGCCGTCCAGTGGTCGACTTCCTCGCGAAGGGTCTGGATGATCTCGGCGGCCGCTTCGCGCGCCAGTCTGGCCAGGTCGAGCTTGGCGACCTGGCGGGCGGCAGCCGCGGCGACGGCGTCCGTGCGCTTTTTGGCCCGGGCGTCGATCCACATCTTGACCAGCGCCCCGATCGCGGCCGCGACGCCGGCGGCCTGGGTCCAGTACTTCTCGATCGCCGTGGGAAGTTCCACTGCACGCTCCTACCCTCCTGGCCGCGAGGACCTGGTCGCTGTGGTGATCTGGATAAATCGGGAGTTGCCGATGGGCGCGCGGATCGCCTATCGGGATAGCTGCGCCGCATCGGCGCGAGGGGGTACTAATGGCTGACGCAGCACAGGTGGATGATAACGACTTCACGCCGACGTATTCGGGGCTGAAGAAAGCAGCCCTCGTAACGGCCGCGCTCCTGCTGATTTTCTCATTGCCGGCAGTTTCTATAAAATCCGAATTCTCTCTTCTTGGAATACCAGTGAATGGATTCAATGGTAACTTTCTAAGATTTGGCCTGTTTGTAACGTCAGTGCTTTATACATCACACTTCACATTAGTGTGGTTCATGGATGGGTGGGCGTATGCAAGACGAACTAAGGCAAATGCGGGTACGCTTGCCGCTAGAATTTCCCAGCAGTTAGACGAAATATCGGATCTAGAAACATTGGCCACCGAGCAAGTTGCTTTGCTTGGCAAGGCTGTCGAAGGTGCCGGATCATCGCCCACTTACGAGTGGAAGCTGGTGCAAAACGCTTTCGGCGAAAGCGTCATCGCTGACGCGGAGCGGCTTGCCGAGGGCGCGTTTTCGCTCGACATGCTGTTCAATCACGAGACTGATGATCTCATTAGACGGCTGAACGTAGAGCGGCTGCCGAATATAGAGGAAGTAGGCCGGTACGGACCATTGATAGTCGATGTGGCCCGAGATCTTGTTCGCCGAGCGCAGTATCAGGCGACAGTAAGAGGGGATACCGAACCGCTATTTCTAAATCGTCCTCTCGTGGACAAGCTGACTGAGTCCAGCGCCCAACTCGATGGCCTTACTTCACGGTTGAGGCATTTGGCCGAACAAATGAAGCAGGTGAAGTTGGAACTGTTTTTCGTCGACGCCATGCCAAGAATAAGAGTTCTTCTGGACTTCTGTCCGGTAGCGCTTCTATCGGCAGTCGCATGGCTGCATTTCGTCGGCGACACTTGGTTCAGCTTATGGCCAGACGCCGCCAGCGTGCTTACCGGATTGCACGTGATTGGCAGTTGACCTCCGGGTCTCTGGCAACGCGTGAGCGCCAGAGACCAGCATCAAGCGCTATTCAGCCGCGAGAACCGTAAGCTTCTCAACCAAGCTCCCGCCGATCCGTCGGCCCAGCCAAGCCTTGCCGGCATCGTTGTAGTGGGTGTTGTCCGCGTTCATATAGATCGACAGGTTGGTCCCGGCCGGCGGGCTGCGCCACCAGTTCTCACCGGCCGGAGAGTTGTCGAGCCAGATGAAGCGAGGATCGCCATTGGCGACCGCCAGGAAGGCTGCCTTGAGAGCATCGTGCCTGGACTGCGGGGCGGTGTAGTTCGTCGAGGCGGACGGCCCCATCCCCCAGATGATCGCCGACGCGCAGGCGGTCGAGCTGGCAAGTGCGCTGTAGGCGGCCTGGGCCGCCGCCGCCACGGCCGCGTCGGTATAGGCGGCGTTGTCGTTGACCGATGCCGGCATGCCGCAGATGTCCATCGTCCCGATGCGAGAGGCGTCGGCTTCACCGGCCGCGATCCGCTGGCCGAACGTGCCATCCGTACCCGTGAAGGCGATAAAGCCCGTCCCGCCCCGAGAGCTGGAGACCACGAACCGCGTTCCCATGGCCTCCCCGATAAAGTCGGGAATGGAAAGCTTCACGCGGTTCGTACCGGTGGCGCCGGTCGGGCCGCCGTAGCTGTCCCAGAGGACGAACGAACGGGGCTCGTTCGGGAATTCTGGCCGCCAGACCGAATAGCTCGAACCGACGTTGATCCCGCGGAACCGGAAGTCCGATTCCGAGTACAGCTCGACGAGGCGGTCGCCGGCCGAACCGAAATCCCACTTGTAGTAGGCGGACGAGGTCGACGTGATGTCGCTGTCGATGGCCGTCGCCCGGGCGCGGATGCCGGTGGCGTAGTCGGTCGCATAGACGACGACCCTGTTCCCTCCCGAGACAATCGTTCCGGGGATCATGACGATGTCGAAGCTGGGGGCGTTCGTCCGGAAGTACAGGGCCTGGCCGGGCGAACCGCGGCGAGCGCCGGTCCCGAGGTTCTCAAGGACGTTCTGACCCTTGTACTGAGACGGCGTGATCGGATCCAAGATGATCTGGCCGATGGCCCCGATCACCGTGCGGTCGCCGGCATTGTACTGCCCCGAGCCAAACGCCGGCCCGTTGCCCGTGACGATCGTCGAGTTGGCCCCCGCCGTGCCTGCCGAGAACGTCGCTGGGGAAGCCATCACCGCAGTGATCGGACCGAGGTTCGAAGTGCGGGCCGCGCGGACGATTTTCCGCGCCTTGGCTTGGGCGCCGGTTTGCAGCGCGATCGCCCTGACCCCGAGGCCACGGGCGACGACGTCGACGCCCTGCGCATGGCTGAGCTGCGGCAGCGCGGCCAGCGCCGCGATGAGGACGCCGAAGCGCCGAAGCATGGTCTTCATGGAAGCCCCCTATTGCGAGATACGGATGGTCGCGGTGCCGGCCGTGAGCGCGGCGACCTCGACGCGGAACTGCACGTCGGCTTCGGTCTCGACCCAGGCCTGTTCGGAGATGTTGCCGGTCCACACCGCGTACGGTTGGCCGGCGACGGTCAGCGGCAACCAGGTCGCGCCGCTGTCGAACGATCGCGTCAAACGCGCAGACACACCGCTGGCGTTGCCCGTGATGCTGACGTTGATCGGGCGACCAGCGACTGCCGGCAGCGCCGAAGTGTTGCCCGGCGCCGTGAGACTCGCCGTCACGGGAGGGACGCCGCTGGCCCCATAGGCCGGCGCGGGCGTGGTCGCCTTGCCCGTGACCGGGTCGATCAGCGAGACAGCCGTGTAGGTCGACGGCGTCCTCCCGGTCCCGACGCTCATCTGCTGAGCGACGGCCGGCACGGCGGAACAGGCGAGGGCGCATGCGAGCGCCGCTCGCACGAGGGCAAGCTTCATGGTTGGTCTCCAGGTGGGAGGCCGCGGCGGAGGCCGGGCCAGGATCGACGGCCGCCTAGGCAGCCATCAGGAACGCCAGGTCTTCCTCGGTGCGGACGTCGATTTCACCGTTGGCCGACTTGAGCAGCAGGAAGTCCAGGTACTGGCGATAACCGTCCTGGACGTTGCCGCCGACGCCGGTTTCCTGGTGATAGGCGATCCAGGCCACGCCCTTGTGGTCGATCGCCTGCTGAGCATGCTGGATCAAACGATCGCCGTTGTTCGTACCGGTGTAGCTGGCGCCGTTGAGGGCCCGGATCATGTACGGATCACTCCAGGGCAGCGTTTCGCCATAGACGAAGGGCGGCTTGGAGACGTCCGAGTTGCCGCCCAGGAAGGCGCGCACGGATCGGAAATGGGTCCGGAAGGACTCGAAGACCGCCAGGTCCGCTGGGCCCACGCCGCTGAACCAGGATCCGTGGCCCGTGCCGTAGCCGAGGCCCAGGCTCTTTTGCCAATTGCGCAGCTTTCCGAACCAGCCGATCCGCTCATTGTGGCTCATGGCGTCAACGATGGCCGCCGTTTCGGTGTCCCAGGCCTGGGACGCGATCTGGAACTCAAGCACGTCGTGCGCCTGGATCAGGTGCTGGTGCGTCATATACGTGCTGGAGCTGACGCCGATGCTCAGGGCGATCGGGCTGGGATGGAACATGCCGCGGAAGCCGCGCTTGACCAGCTCCGGCGCCGAAACCGTGTACTGGGTCAGATAGCCATCGTCGAAATCGATGATCGCCACGCCCTTGGTCAGCGGGTTCTTGACGAGGTTGAGCGAGCCGAACCGCAGGCTCATCGTCGCGCCATTCGTGGCGCGGACGACGTAGCGACCCCAGGTGAGCCCGGAAAGGTTGGCGCCGCCGCTGACGGCCGAGAACGCCGAAAGAGCAACAGCCCCAGGCTGCCAGCGCCCCAGACCGTTGGACGAGGTCAGCAGCCCCTTGAACCAGGAAGTCGCATCTCCGACCGGCAGCTCGTGATAGTTGCTCGGAACAGTGCCGACACCGGGCGCGGCCAAGCTGGGCGATCCGCCAGAGAACAGCTGGATTGAGAACCGGTCCATGTTGGCGGCGACATTGCTGACCGACCGGAACATGAACTGCAGGATCATGCCGTTCGCGTTGATCGGATAGCTCGTCGCGGCGGCGCAAGGAATGTACTGCAGCGGGCCAGATCCGGTCGTGGTCAGTTGCAGCGCGGTCGATCCGTAGGGCGACTGGGCGTCCGCTACGTCGGCCAGTCCCGTAATCCCAGCCCCGCCGTTATAGACGTCGGCCTTGGTCGCCAGATGGGCGATGCAGCGCTTGCCCTTCGATCGAGGCACAATCATTTCGATCTTGCCGCCGACCAGCGGGGCTTTGCGATCCAGGACGGTCGGATCCAGGGATTCCGGGCTGCCCAGGACCGCGCCGGCGAACAGCGGCGTGCCGACCACGCTTTCCATGTCGGCCTCGATCTCGGCGACCCGTCCCTGCAGGTCCAGGATCGCGGCCGCGGTCGGGGCGAAATACTGCTGCTGGATCCGGAACCGCGCCTGCAGGCGGTTCCCGACGTTGGCCGCCGGCACATCGCGCGGGGTCGCGAAGGCGTTGACGTCCCACCAGCCAGCGCCGTCAGCGGTGGCGCTGGTGGCCGCCATGATTCCTTCGGCGTGGATCCCCAGATACTCGCCTTGCGCCACGACGATATTGCCGAAGTGGGCCGGGGTGAAGTTCGCCTCGCCCGCCGTTGTCACCGGCAGGTCGATCAGCAGGTTGCGGTGCAGCTTGCCGTCGCTCTCGATCGACCATTTGGCCAGCTGCAGCGTACCCGGGGCGACGCAAAACACGTCCAGGGTCAGCAGCGGCCCGGTATGTTCGCAAGGATCCGCCCAGATATACATCCCACCAGAGACGCCAGCGCCGGTGACCAGAGCGCCGGGATTGCCGATCGTCTGGACCACATTGGCCCATTGCTGGTCCGCCTGGTCCTCCAGGAGGGCGGTTCTGTTCGCCAGGTCGGCCGCGAGGGTCTGGACGGCCAGGAAATCGGGGCCGTTGACCACCTGGGGATGCTGGGCGAATTCGGCGCCGTACTCGAGGCGAATGGTCGTCTGAAGGGCCGGCATTGCCCGCCAGTCGTCCAGCGCCGCATTGATCTGGCGCCAGCCCGGTCCATCGACCGGAAGGCTCGCCGAGGCCGTGAACATGCCGTCGCCGGCCAGACCGATCAGGTCGCCGGCGTTGAAGTTCATCAAGCCGAAGTCGGTCGGCGAGAACTCCTTGTGACCATCGCCCAGGTCGGTGACCGTGATCGTCGCCGTTTGCACGCGGCGGATCTGGGTCTGATTGCTGCTGACCTCATAACGACCGATGACCAGGTCGCCAACATCGACGAGGTCGACCTTCAGCTTGCTCAGCTGGCCGTAGTGAGCAACCGGCTCGGCCTGGATGTACATCGCGTCGGAGACCGGAGCTCCCTCGATCGGATCACCGCTGCGGCCAATCACCTGGATGACGTCGGCTCGCAGCGATTCGAAGACCGCGGGATCCAGCATCGCCAGCGAGATCGTCGAGCCGAACAAGAAGCCGGTATGCTCCCAGGGCCCGGCTCCGCTGATCCCGGTCTTAACGTAGATCCCGTTGTTGGCCGGGGTTGCGTCGCCGTAGACCACGGCCGGCGTACCGGGATCGGGAACCAGGTCCAGGTCGAGCAAGGCCTTGTCCAGCCACCAGCGGCCGCCGGCCATGGTGATCAACGACACCAGGTTCTGCAGGTTGGTCAGCGAGCCTGACCAGTTGTCGGTCAGGCGGCCGAACCGCACCACCAGTTCGGCGAAACTGGCCTCTTCGACAGGCGTGGGCATGTCAGAGCTCCGGCGGGGTCGGCGGCGTTGGGTTCAGCGGATCGGTCTCGGAGGCTGGCCAGCGGAGCAGGGCCTGGCGGTAATCCAGAAGCGCTTGCTGCTGCTCGGCCGAGAGCGGATCCCATCGTTCGGGGTTCGTGCGAATGGCGTCGAAATTGTCGGCCAGCAGGGCGTCACGAAGCACCTTCAGGCGCTTGCGAGCCGGCGCTAGTCGCAGAGCGGCCAACAGTTCGGGATCTCGCGGAACGACTTGGTCATCTACGATCTCGTGGGTGAAATTCCAATCTTCGCGGAACTCGGACACCGCTTTGAACGGCCGCCCCAAGCCCTGCAGGAGCTCTTCCGTCGCCTCAACGCATTCGACGATCGGGCCGCTGTTGGAGCCGGGCGAGGCCGGCGCGAAGAACACGACGATCATTTGAGAAACCACCTGACGCGGAAGTTTTGCCGGTCGTAGCCGTCGTCGGGCTTGGTCATGACCGTCATCGAGACCGTGCAGGACCCAGCCGAGCAGGCGGCGCCGCCGAAGGTGCTCAGCTGCTGCATGGCCAGAGCGCCCGGCTGGTTGTTCACCGCCACCTGGGTCCCGTTGATGAACAGCTTGATCGCCGAAGAGTGGTAGGACGGGCCGTTGCCGCCGCCGTCGAGGAAGTTGCAGTTGCCGTCGACCTCGACATCCGCCGCATACGGTAGGGTGAAGACGTAGGTGAATTCCTCGACGTCGGCCCCCGTGCCAGCGGTGTAGGTCGACTTCGCCCCGCGGATGCGGTTGGTGACCGTATTGTCCGCCAGCTTCGGCGTCGTCAGCGTGCCGGTGATCGTCAGATTGCCGTCGATCGCCACGTCGGCGACGAACTTCACCTTGCCAGCGACCGTGTCGACGTAGACGACCTTGCGCTCGACGCCGTCAGTCCCGACCACGCCCCACTCGTCGGCGACGAAGTAGATCGAGACAATCCGGCCATCGTTCATGATGACCTGTCCGCCGACATGGCCATCGGCATTGATCGACAGCACGGCCTTGCCGACGCCTTCGCCGTCGATCGACTTCAGCTCGGTGATGAAGGTGTTGTTGCCGTTGGCGGTGTTCTGGACCTGCTCGATCAGCTCGACCGTGTCGCCCCGGAAGACGACAGCGCGCAGCACCTCCTCGGCCGTGGCGATCTTGGTCTGATCGACATCGTCCAGGACGTCGTCGCGCGGCCGACCGGCGATCGTGGCGGTGTCGGCCGAGGTGTGATTGCCGGTAACGTCGGCCCCATCCTCCGGACGCTGGCCATTGTCGTCGCCGACCCCGCTCCAGGGAACGGTCGTCGCGCCGCCGGCAGTCGACTTGCCGGTGATGACCGTCGTCCAGTCAGACCCGACGACTTCGCGCGAGGGATCGGCCAGGGGAATGACCCGGGCCTCGAGCGTCGCCGAGGCGGCTACGCCGTTGGTCGTGACCAGGAAGCCGGCGTCGATCGTCTCGCGCGTGGTGGCCGAGGTCGGGGCGGCGTCGGCCTCGCCCAGGACCCGCACCTCGACCCGCACGCCCAGCACGGCCGGATCCACCGGCGTCGACCACACCGCCCGGATCGCCGGGACCTTGGAGCCGTCGTCGCCCATCAGGTTGACCGTGAACACCTCGACGCCGGCGAGCGCCAACGGCGCGGGCCTGGCCGTCTCGGGCGGCGGCGGCGTCCCGGGTACGATCTCGTCCGTGGCCGCCGTCCAGCCATAGGCCGACGACGCCACTTCGCGCAGGGCCAGGGTGCGCCGCCAGTTGGGCGCGCGCGACCAAGCCTCGACCCGGTAGACCACGCGGCCGCCGTGGTGGTAGCGATCCGAGGTCCAGCCGATCCAGTCGCCTTCCTCGAGGCCTGAGAATCGCGGCGGCAACGGAATGGTCGCGCGGCGTTCCATGCGCGACAGGCGGCGCTCCATCTCGGCGCAACGCTGGCCCTGCGTCCCCGAGGTCACGAAATCCAGGGACAGCGGCGTCTCGGCCGGGCCGCGATCGTCTTGGATGTCGGCGATCGACCGGCGGATCGGCGCGGCGTGGTCGCTCCAGTTCTGCGCCGGCTCGATATAGCGGCCGACCACGCTGTTGACCCGCTGAGGAGCCGGCAGGAAGCGATCGAAGACCACCTTCTCGCCGACGACCAGGTCGGCGTCGGTGATCTCGACGACGGTGCTCTTGGCCTGGCCGGGCTCGATCTCGACCCCGCCCTCGCGCTGGACGATGACGCCGCCCATGGCCGCGGCGAACCGCTGTTCGGTCTGGTCGTGGGTCTCGTCGGCGCGGATGACCGCCGCGATCCTATAGCGGCGCTCGGTTCCGCCGGCCTTCAGGGCGACCAGCTCGTCGCAGACGTTCGCTGGGGCGAAGACGTTCTCCGGCGGCGCCTCGATGTCGCTCAGGCCACGGCCGACCAGGAGCATTTCGGGCTGGTCGACCTGGTCGCGAGCGTAGACGCCACGGACCCAGTTGTACCGGCAGACATAGGCGTTGTCGTCGTATTCCCAGGTCGACGGATCGTTCCAGCGATGGCTCCCAACACCACCCGGCAGCGAGCCGTCCTTGCGCGGGTCGTAGCAGCGCTTGCCCCGAAACACCCACTTGAACGACGGCCGCCCCTGCGACCAGACCTTGTCGTTGGCCTTGTAGGCGGCCCAGACCTTGGTGGTGCCGCGTAGGCGGTCCTCGGACGCCATGCCGGCCGCGCCGGCGAACCGGGCCGGAGGGGGCACGTCGTTCGAGCCGTTGATGAACTCGATATCCAGGCAGCCGCTGAAACCCGTCTGCAGGCCGTTGGCGGAATAGGGATAGTAGTCCGAGCCGATGAAGTAGCCTTCCAGAGCGTCGATCGGGTGATCGGCCAGGGCGATCTCCAGGACCTCCCAGTCGGTGTTGAACTCGCCGCCGAAGTTGGCGGCCGTCACCAAGGACCCGCCGCTGCAGACGCGGCCAAACACCGCTTCGCGCGGATTTTCCCCGACGCTGAGCGTGGTGACGCTGGCCTGGCGCTCCTGCTGTTTCTGCTTGGGACCCGTCAGCTTGGATAGGGCAAAGGCGCTGGCCAGCTGCAGGGCCGTGGTGATCACGAAGGTCGCGACCGTGGCGGCGGCCCCGGTCAGGCCTATCGCCGTCACGATGGCGGCGCTGATCGGGTCGGCATGGGCGATCGCCGGCGCCGTCAGCAAGGCCAACGCGCTGGCGGTCGCCGCCAGCCAACGCCGCAGGGCGCGACCGGCCATCACAGGGCGCTCCAGGCGCGCAGCATGGCGGCGCGCGGCAAGCGGACCAGACCGGTCGGGCCCGGGCCCACCAGGGTCGCCCCCTCGATGACCATCACAGCCTGGCCGGTGGCGGTCTCGACCAGGCCGCCGTCGCCGCGGGCGGCCTGCGCCAGAGGCACGGACGTCAGGACGCCGTCCACGGCGGCCTGCAGGCCGCCCAGGCCCTTGAGCACGCGCAGGGCGCCGCGCTGAGACGTCCAATTCGGCAGGGCCGCCAGGCGGTCGACGCCCGTTTGCGCCAGGATCGCCGCGCCGAAGAAGCTGATGCAGTCGTTGGCGCGCTTGCCCCATGCGAACGGCGCTCGCATACGCGCCTCAATCAGGTCGACCAGGGCGGCGTAGTCGCGCACGAACTCACTCGACATGACCGGCGAGCCCCGTGTTCTGGTAGAAGTTCGAGACCAGGGCGTTGGGCAGGGCCGAGGCCGCCCGTTGCGGCGGCTTGCCGCCCCAGTTCAGGGTGATCTCGCCGGCGTAGGACACGGCCTTGAAGCCGCCGTCCGTGCCGACCACCAGGCGCTGATCGGCGTCGGTGCGCATCCGGCCCGAGCTCCGGCTCAGGCCTCGCACGGCGCCCTCGATGGCGGCCGTGACGGTCGAGGCGCCGCCGATCTGGTCCTCGACCGTCAGGCGGTCGACCTGGCCACGCTGGACAACCCGGGCCGACAGCAAGGTCGAGCCCGTCTGGTTGAACAGCAGTTCCCACAGCACGGCCGCAGCGCCGCGGACGGTCAGGGTGTCGACCAGGGCCAGGGCGTCGGGATCCACGCCCGACAGCGACAGCGTCGCGCCCTGCTCGGCTCCGCCCAGCTGGCCGCCGGCGACCGACACCAGGCCGCGATCGCCAATGCCAACATAGGTGTCGCCGCTCAGGATCAGCGGTCCATGGCCGCCCCAGACGCACCAGGGGCCGGTCGTCAGGGCCAGCTTGACGGCGCCCACGGCCAAGGCCGTGCCGTCGTCCAGGGCGGCCTGGGCGGCTTCGGGATAGACGAACATTTGGAGGACCTCAGGCCAGAAGCTGCTGCAGGGCCTTGATCGAGCCGCTGAGCGCCTGTTGGCGCGTTTTGCCGCCCAGCTTGGTTTCGCCGGGGATCAGCTTCATCAGGCAGTCGGGACGGTCGAGCGTGGCGTCCGCCCCTGTCGGGACCAGGGTCGGCAGCGGCGGCTCGACGCTCACCAGCAGCACGCCCGAACCGTTGGCGACCCCCGGTTCGACCACGCGGACGAGGGCGCGACGCTGGGCGCCCGTCGTCGTCCACTTGAACCCGACATAGTCGCCCCAGCCAAGCGCCAGGCCGACGGGCTGGCCCTGCAGGGTCAGGACGTCACGGGTGCCGTTCACCGACCAACTGGTCGCCACGCCGTCGAAGGCGCCGCCGCCGGCGCGGACCATGCCGGCGAAGCCGTTCGGGCAGGACAGCGGCAGCGGGCGGTGCTGCTCGGCGGCGAAGAAGGTGCGGCCGGGGCCCCGCTGAGCCGAGATCCAGGCGCGCCATTCGTCCGCGCGCAGCTGGCCCGAGGTCGGCAGGCTCCACTCGGCCTCCCAGAGCGGGAAGCCGGCGGCGATCGAGCCCAGGCGGCCGCCGGCTTCCGGCGACAGGTAGTCGACGCGCTGGATCTCGAACGATTCTTGCGTGACGCCGGCCGAGGGCATGGCGCGCGGAAAGACCAGGGCCATGGTCAGCCGACCCGGATCTGGCGACGGGACATGCCGTCGTTCACGGCGCCAACGACGTTCTCGTGGAAGCCGGCCTTCATAGCCGCCAGTTCAGCGCGCAGCGCCGCCACTTCCGCGGCGTCGCCGCCCGTGACCGTCAGGACCGGGGCGAAATGCGCCGAGACCGTGACGCCACCGGCCGCGACGGGGCGATCGTTGGCGGCCTGGACCATGGCCATTGAGGCGGCGTGAGTTTTTATCTGGTCGCCGGCCCGGAGCTTCCGCAGCTCAGGACCATCCTCGCCGACCCAGGCGTAGCCTTCCAGGGCGCTTTCGGTCCCCTTGGCGTAACCGGCGGCCGCCAGCTTGGCGTTGTTGCCGGCCAGCATGCTGGCGGCCGCCGCCAGGGCGTCGCCATTGCCGCCGCCCCCGCCGCCACCGGTCAGCAGCGAGGTGCCGAGCGACACGACCTTGGACCAGAACCCGCCGCCACCACTGTCTTTCTTGCCGAACGCGCTGTTGGTGATGCTGTCGGCCAGGGCGTTGGCGGCGGTGTACTTCAGTCGGTCGGCGAAGGTTGCCAGGAAGTCGCCGCCAGTGAAGCCGGCCACCAGGCCGTCGTGGAACGATTGGCCCGTGCTGACACGGAAGTCCTCGAGGAACGCGTTTTTGGCGTTGAACGGAATGAAGCCCTCGCCAGGCTCAGCCAGGTTCATGCGCTGGGACGACGAAAGGAATTGATCCTTGGCGAGAGCCGCGTCCGACATGCCCTTCTTCAGGCCTTCGAACTCGGCCTTCATCTCCGCCGCAACCTGGGCCTCGGCGCGACCCAGCGCGATCGCCCAAGGCAGGCGATCGCGCATGGCCTGGGTGATCAGCTCCTGGATCCGAAGCTGACGCTCGGCGTAATCGATCGCCGACGGGTCATTCGAAGCCTTCGCGACCTCCAGTTGGCCGCGCAAGGCCTGGGTCTTGAGGTCCTGGTTCTGGCGGTCGATCTCGGCCTGCTCTCGCGCCTCTTTTGCGTCGTCACGGGCCTCCCTGCGCGCGGCGGCAGCGGCAGCGCGTTGGGCTTTGCTCAGAGCGGAGGCCTGCTGGGCGGCCGTCTTGTAACCGGCCGACAGCGCCTCGATCTGGTCGTCGAGCTCCTTCAGCGCGGCCTTGCTGTCCGGATCGTTGACACCGAGAGCGCGAAGCTTTTGACGATCGGCCACGAGGCCGGCCAGTTTGGCGGCTTCAGGATTGTACTTGTCGATCAGGTCCTGGCGGTCGGTGCTCCGCTGGCTCAGCCCGCCGGTGCGCAGCCGGTCCATGCTGGCGACGTAGTTCTTGTACAGGTTGGCAAGCTGACCTTCATAGAATTTCTTCGCAGCGAGCGTCGTTGCGTCCGCGCCGCCGCGGGCGATCTGAGCGTTGGCGATCGCGAGGCCTGTCCGGGCGCGAGTGGTCTGCTCCGCCTCAGAACCGCCGGTGACCAGCCGATCGATGTAGTGACCGACCTCGTCGAAGGCGTTGGATGCGGCGGTGCTGAGCCCCTTGAAGGCGTGCGCCCAGCCCGTCGTCGCGTCCGAAGCGCTTAGAAGCGAGTTCTGCAGCTTGTCGACCAGCAGCGCCTGGGCCTCGGCCTCCTGGCCTGACCGCGCCAGGTTCTCGATATGGCGCTGCTCGCTTGCGTCGAGGAAATGCAGTTTGGCGTTGAGATCGCCCGCGCCCTTCACAGGGTCGGCGAAGGCCGCCCCCAGTTCCTTGGTCGCGCCGGCGGCGTCCTGCCCGGTCACCAGGGCGTAGCGCTGCGTCACGCCGATCAGATCGCTCATCACCCCGCCGCCGATGCGGCCGGTGTTGGCATAGGCGGCCGCCATGTCGCGCGCCGACTTCACCGAGATGTCGCCCGCCTGGGCGCCAACCTGGGCCTGGGCCATAAGCTGGTCGGCGCTGAGACCAGCGGCGGCGCCCAGGCCGCGCGCTGCAACTTCCAGCTTGAGTGTCGAGGCCTCGTAAGCGGCCTGGGCGGCGGCGGCGGCAATCACCGCGCCAGTCGTGGCCACGACGGCCGCGCCGACGGCGATCATGCTGGCCGACGCCTTGAAGCCGCTGGTCGCGACGGCGTCCAGGATCTGGGGGAGCTGCTGGCCGGCAATCATGCCGGGGCTCTGGCCGCCGATCGCGCTGGTGAAGACATCAGCGCCCTGCCGCGACAGGTTAATCAGGCCGGCCCGCTGCTGGCGGGACATCTTTTTACCGCCGACCTCGTCGGCCGACAGGAAATCGCTAGCCTTGGCTGCGTTCGGCGAACCGGCGCGGACGCCGAGGGCGGCGTTGAACTTCGCCTGCTGTTCCTCGGCGGTCTGAAAGTCGCGAGCGGCCTGGGCCATTTTCTTGAACCGCGCCATCTGGGCGTCGGTGTAGCCGCCGAGGTTCTGCACCGAGCGCGTGGCGCCGTCAAAACCGGCCGAGATCGCGTCGCCCGAGGCCTTGCCGGCCTTGCCGACTTCGCCCAGGTCGCGCTTGACCTCTTCCTTGCCTTCGGTTTTCAGCCGGTAACCGACCTGGCGCGTCGTCATGAGGGCGGTCTCCAGGCATAGAGCACGTAGGGCTCAAGGTCGGGGAAGAGCTCGAGCACCAGGGCGGTGTCGGCTCGGCGGGCGGTGGCGGCGGCGAGGACGGCCGATAGGTCCAGCGCATAGGCGCCGTTCATGCCGACGCGGACCTGGCGCTCGCTGGCCAGGAACACGGACCAGACGTCCTCGCCGGCGGGCGTGCGACAGGCGTTCAGGGTTTGCGGGCAGGTTTCGCAGGGCGTCTCGCACGCGGCGCAGAAGTCGCGGCCGCCCCAGGGCGCGCCGAGCTCGTCGTCGGCGCTCCCGCCGGCCCAGCGCCAGCGAGCGAGAGCGCGGATCCGTTTTTTTCCGCATCCAGCGCTAGCCCGGGCAGGACGTAGAGACGGTCGACTTGCCGGAACACCTGGGAGTCCTGGGTGACCATGAGCTCGACCAGAGCCTTGGACAGCGGCAGGGCGACGCCCTTGGCGTCACCGACACCTTCCCAACGGACGGCCGCCCAGCTGGCGACGCCAGCCGTGAACGCGACGTTGGCGTCGGGATCCTCGGCCCCGGCCACGAGGGCCCGTTGCAGGGCCAGTTGGCCGGCGACGGCCGCGCCGCTGGCCCAGGGGCGAAAGAACAGTTTGCCGCCATGCGGCAGCTCGATCGGGATCAGGTCCCGCGGGGCGTCGTCAACGACATACATGCAAGATCTCGCGGAGAGGCGGGATGCGAGCGCCGCTCGCATCCCTGGGGCTTAGGCGTAGCTGGCGACGTCGTTGACCAGCGTGACGATCAGGACGTCGCCGGCGGCGTTGCGGTGCGCCTGGCCAGGGAACGTCCCCTGGACGCCGCCAGGCCCGGTCACGGGCAGTTGCGGCTTGGGCAGGCGCAGCTGGGGGACGCGGAAGGTCAGCCGGGCGTCGGGTCCGGCCCGCCAGCCGAAGGCGATGTCGACGGGCGTGCGGCCGGTGGCCAGGTCGAGCAGCGACATGTCGGCGAACCGGCTGACGATCTCCGGCGTCACGGCGACCATGCCGGGATCGACGCCGTCGATCCGGCCGTCGGCGCGGATCACCTCGGCCTTGTCCAGGCCGTTGCTGACGTTCATCGCGCCGCTGACGATGTTGCCTAGCGGCACGCCCTCGCGCTCGATGAAGCCGGTGAATTGCGAGAACCGGGTCAGGACCAGTTCGGCCAGCGTGCCGGCGGCGCTGGTCGTGGTGCGCGGCTTTTCCCCCTGGGCGATGATGTTGAACGTGGCGTTCAAGTTGCCCGACCGCTGCATGGGGACGGCCAGGGTGTTGTACATCGCCCCGTAGTTCATCGCGAAGGTCGGCACGTCGGGCATGCCGATCTCGATCGCCGCGTCAGGCAGGATCAGCGCGCCGGCCTTGAAGACGTGGTTGTAGGGCCCGGCGGCCGAACCGCCAGCCAGGGTCGCGCCCGAGACCGTGACGTTGGACGCCGGCGAGCTCCCGGCCGCGATCGTCATGGCGTTCCCACCCGTCCCGACCGCGTCGTAGGTCACGGTCACGGCGGCGGCGTCCAGGTCGGTCGAATAGGACGCAACCGCCACGCCGGCCACGGCGCTGCGATTGAGGGCCCAGACGGTGTTTCGGACCGTCTCGGCGACCGTGGCCCCGATCAGGATGTCATTGGCGCCGGGGGCGCTGGCCTTGAAGGTGAACGCCTGGCCGCCGATCGTGATCGTGCTGTTGACGGTCGGCTGCAGGGCGAAGGTCAGTTTGCCGGTGGCGGCGACGCCCTGGGTCGTCTGAGGCGCGCCCAGTAGCAGCTTCAGGTGCAGGCCGAACAGACGCTGATCGACGGGCACGGTGATCGAGCCATCGTTGACGATGACGTCCAGATCCGGCTCGAGCGGGTTGCGGCCGTAGCCCAGGACGTCGCTCTCGACCAGGCCCTGGGTCTCGCCCAGCGCGATCTGAGAGAACGGGATCTTGGTGAAACCCGAGCCGGGCACACCGCCGTAGAACGAGGGAAAGGCGATCGCCACTTGGGCGTTCGCGCCACGAGCGCGCATGGGACGTCTCCTAGGAAAATCGGGCCGCGGCCCAGGGGTGTCAGTCGAGGGTGGTGTAGACGGCGATCAGGCCGATCTCGGCCCAGATCACCTCCGGCGCGCCGAGGGTTTCGGCGTCGTCCGTGACCGGCTCTTCGGCCTCGAGCCACTCGGCCAGGCCGCCCAGCTGGCGGTTGGCGCGGACAGCGGCGCGCAAGGCGGTGTTGGCGGCGTCCAACCAGGTCACCGCGTCGGCGCCCGCCGGCGGGGCCAGTTCCAGCGAGATCCGATGGTTGTAGGTCTTGCTCAACGGCGACATCAGCACGTCCGGTTCTCCCGGGTCGCCGTCGCGCATGTTGACCACGCCGCCGGCGGTCAGCCCGTCCGCCTTGGGCGCGTTGCGGCGCATGTCCGCATTGGGAAGCGCGGTTTCCACCAGCAGCTCGACGGCGGCCAGGACCTGGGCGCGGGTGCTGGCCATCGTTATCTCCAGTGCTTTGTCAGAAGGCCCGGCATGCGGTCGGCCGCGCGCTCGGCGATCTGGGCCCCGGTCAGGCGCTTGCGGACCTGCACCCAGGGCGTGAGGGTGAACATGAACACCAGCTGCGACTGGCGGCCGCCGCGCAGCCGGCCCTTGGTGGCGGCCTTGAAACCCTTGCCGCTCCGGCCCGCCACGGCGTTGATCCAGGCGGTCCAGGTCCCCGGCTTGTGACCCCGGCGGATGATCAGGTCCTGGTTGAAGGCGAGCTCGACGTCGAGCGGCGTCATGCGCTTGCCGCGACCCTTGAGCGGCACGTTCTTGGACGGCAGCGCCAGATAGCGGCGGCCGCCGGTCGGGCGGATCATCGCGCCGTTCTCGTAGACCTCGATCAGCTTCGGCGACTTGGTCCAGACCCAGCCGGCCGGATCCAGGCTGTTGCGGCCGCCTTCGGGATAGACTTTCGAGCGCCAGGTCAGGGCCAGGCGCCGACCCAGGCCGGCGGCGACGACATCCTCGCGCAGGTCGTTCTTGAGAAGCGCCGTGCCCTCGACCATGGCGGCCGTGGCGATGTCGGCCAGGTCATCCTCGAGCTCGGTCGTCGCTGGCGCGAAGTCGACCTCAGCGCTGACGCGCATCAGAGGCGAACCGCTTCGCAGATCCACTCCAGGCCGAAGCGCTCCAGCTTGGGCTTGGCGATAAGGCTGAAGGCCTCCGCCGTTTCGACCGTCACGACCTGGTCGCCCTTGCTGGGCGCGCTGACCTCGGATCTCCGGACGCGCAGGACGATCGTGTCGACCTGCACGCGGCTGCGTCCGAGCTGCAGGTCCTGCTCGGCCTCCTCGCGCTTGATGCGCACAGGATCGGAGCCATCGCCCGGCGTCCAAGCCGCGTCCTCGCCATAACTGGCGTAGACGGCGGCCAGGAGCCGGGCTCTGCGGTCAGCGACCGGGCTCATGCGCGATCAGATACCCGACAGCTCGACGATCGAGTCGCCGCCCGCCTCGACCTCGGCTTCCGAGGCGAACCGGGCGCGGCCGGCAGCGCGAAGCGCCTCGGCTTCGTCCTCGGGAACGCTCAGCAGCGCGCCGATCGCGACCATCTCATGGCCCGGCTGGGCCCAGACGACGGCGACGCGACCTTTCTTCGGATGCTCGGCGTCATCCAGATTGGTCGGCGCGTTCGGATCCGCGCCAGCCGCCAGGCCGACGGCGGCGCCGTCCGGCTCGGCATGGGCCGGGGCGGGCGCAACCTGGTCGGCCGGCAGCGGATGCGGAGCCGGGTCCGACTTGACGACGGGATCGGCGGCCGGCGCGGTGTCGGACGGCTTGTCCGCCGGCTTGGCGTGACCCTGATCTCTGTTGGCGGCCAACACGGCCAAGCAGGCGCCGAGCGCCAGATGGGAAACAAACGAGCGCATGACGCTCTCCTCTCTTTGGGGTTAGGAAGAAGCCGCGGCCTAGGCCGGCTGGCGGATGACGATGCGGCCGACCGTGTCGGTCGTGGCGGCCGCAGCGGTGGCCTTGCCGACCTTGGTGTTGCCCGAGGCCGTCTTGGTCAGGCGCTTGTTCGTGACGTCGAAGTAGATGTCGTCGCCGAACGCCCAGGCCTGGCCCGAGCCCGCGCCTTCCTTGGCGTGGTCGAACTCGCCGGCGATCTTCCCGGCCGCTACGTCGCCAGCGATGTTGCTGGTCACCGGGATAAGGAACAGCGCGCCGATCAGGAGGCCGACGCCGGACGTGCAGCCGCCGCTGGGAACGGTGAAGTTGACGACTTCACCCTCGGAAATCTGGGTCTTCATGGTTTCAGGTCCTTTGCTGGAGGGTGCCGGGGGTGCGTCTCCGGCGAAGACGTCGGGAGCCGTCGCCCTAGGGCGGCCGGCGGCTCCGGAGATCTTCGCGAAAGACGAAGGGCCGCCCTTTCGGAGCGGCCCTTCGTAAGGTGCGGGGAAGTCTGGAGGCTGGCCTAGAGGCCCGCGTTCATGCCCAGGCCCTTGGCGTCGATCGCCTTCACGGCGAAGTCCAGCCGGGCCTTGTACTCGATCCCGTCGACTTCGAAGCCGACACGCTCGTCGAGGAACACGCCGTCGTCGCCCTCGAGGTAGGCGTATTCGATGGTGTCGACCTGCGAGTTGTCCGCCGCATAGAACCACGGCACGGCGCCGGACGAACGCGACAGGCGCGCCTCGACGACCACGTTGAACGCGTTCTCGTAGACGTTGGTCGTGCCCGGCGTGGCGCCCGCTTTCTGCGAAACGGGCGAGCCGCGCAGCTTCAGGGCCGCGACCTTGTCCTTGGGCGCGACGATCATCCAGGCCGGGGTCGCCGAGATCGGGCGGCCCTCGATTCCCACCTGAGCGGCCATCGCCTGTTCGGCGTCCGACCAGCTGTCTTCCGAGATCGCCGCGCCGGTGCGCAGGTTGCCGTGGGTGGCGTGGAACAGGGCCACGCCATCGCCCATGTTCGGGTTGGCGATCAGCGGCGCATAGGCGGCGTCGCTTTCGAAGTCGGCGGCCGCTCGGCCCCACATCGAGGGGATGCGGGTGAAGGCGTCGACGTCGTCGTTGATGATCGTCTGGCGGGTGATCGCGAAGCGCCGGCCGTAGGTGGCCAGGGCATAGACTTCCTTGGCTTCGCCGATCGTGCCCATCTTGAACGCCCCGCCCTCGGGAACCAGCAGGAAGGACGGCGCGCCGCCCAGCTGTAGGCGCGTGACCTGGCGGAAGTCGGGGACGGTCGCCCGACGCTGCCACGCCTTGAACGTCTGGGGAACGGCCTCGTAGCCCGCGCGCAGGGTGCGGTTGGAGACGTTCGACAGGACGTTCGGGAAATCGGACGTGGAGTGCTGGCGCAGGGCCAGGTCGGCGATCTCCCGGCGACCCAGCCCGGACACCTTCTCGCCGTTCCGCTCGAGGTTCCGACGGGTCATCTCCAGCAGGGACATGCCGCGATACTCGCGCCCGGCCTCGTGCAGCTCGTTGGCCGGGTTGTGGCGGTGCAACAGGGCAGACGCCATGGCCATGCGGGCGGTGTCGCGCTCGTCGACCGTGACGCGGGCCGCGCCCATCGCCGGCGTCAGCGGCGTGCGGGCCCGCTGCTGATCGGCCGCCGAGCGCATGAGCGCCTGGCGGGCCGCGTCCGGCGACAGGGTCGTGGCCCAGGTCCGCACCTGGTCGCCCTCGACGCCGAAGCTCCGGGCGAAGTCGACGAAGTCCAGGACCTCGCCGGCGTTCATGCGAACGGCGCTCGCATCGACGGGCGCGGCGGCGGGAGCCGCCGGCGCAGCGGGGGCCGGAGTCGAAGCCGGAGCGGCGGGCGCGGCTCGGGTTTCGGCGGCGGGGGCAGGAGCCGCCGGGTCGGCGGTGATCGTGGGGGCAACTTCCGGCGGCATGGCGCGGATCTCCGTTTCTATGATGCAGGGATGAAGGTCGTCCGCCGAACGCATCCCTGCGTCAGGATCGGCGGGAACGGGCGTGAGGGAGGCTTCGGTGAGCTCCCAGCTGGTGACGAGGAAAATCGGCACGCCGCCTTCCTCGCCGGAACGGATCATCTTGAGCGGCCGATAGCCGATGCTCACCCCGCGCAGGTTGCCGGCGGCGACGCGGGCTTCGGCTTCTCGGCCGCGCGGGGTCTCCTGGTCGAAGCGGACCGGCGTCACCAGCTGGCCGCGTTCAATCCGCGCGCCGATGACGACGCCGAGCTGATCGGAGATCGACCAGCGGTTATGGCTGTCCAGGAGCGGAACCTGATCGGCGTCGATCCGCGTGGTGACCAACGCCTCGGCGCTCATGTCGAGCTCTTCGAGGTAAGGGCCATCCCAGTCCCAGCGCAGGACGCGGGTTCCGGTCGCGGCGATCAGGTCGACGGTGTGGGCTTCGGCGTTGTAACTCGACGGGGCGGCTGCTCGCCGCTGGGTCGGCAAGCGCGTTTCTCGGCGCGTCACGGCGCGGGGAGGAGGAGCCGCCGGGTCGGCGGTGATCGTGGGGGCAACTTCCGGCGGCATAGCGTTCTCCTAGTCTTCCGCGGAGGCGCCCTTGGGCGCGATGTATCCAGCCGGCGGCTGCAGGCCGCCTGAGCCGTCGACGCGACGAGCATCGGTGTCGAAGACCAGGCCGGCCTTGTCGGTCGTGTCCTGCCAGGCCTTGATCTCGGCGGCGTGCTCAACGGGGTCGATCCCGCGCTCGGAAAGCGCCTTGGGCACGGACTTCAAACCGGCCCGGATCTCAGCCTTCTCTCCAGCGGTGTCCTTGATCGGATCGGTCACGCGCCGGATCGGCGGCGCGTACTTGGCCTTGACCTCAAGGAACCTTCTGTCGCCGATCTCCAGGGCCAGCCGGCGCATCCGGCGCTTGACGGCCTTGGCGACCATCAGCGGGATGATTACGTTCTGTTGGCGCACGTCGAGCAGCTGCAGCTCGCCCAGACGCGCGGCGCGGAGGCTCGTATAGCTGCTGTCGGTGACGTCACCGGTAACCAGGTGATAGGGCGAAAGCGCCGCCGTCGCGGCCGCGACCTGCTGCTTGATGAACCCGGTCGTATCGCCGCCCGCGGGCGGGTTGACCGCCGTCGCAGTCTCGCCAGCCCGCGCCCGAAGGATCATTCCAGGCCTGACCGTGTCGGGCAGCTTGTCGCCGGCCGCTGAAGCCGACGCAGCCGCTCCCTCTTCAAATGGACCCGTCGGGGTCCCCGTGTCCGGTGGGGACAGAACCAACGCCAGGCAGGCCGCGATTTTTTCCTTGAGCATCCGCGCCTGCTCGGTGTCGGCGATGTCGCGGAAGTCCATGGCGTAAGGCGCAAACCACGAGATCCCGCGTGATTGGCTCGCCCGCCGCTGTCGGAAGACATGGTCGACGTCTTCCACCGAATGGAAGACCGACCGGCCCCACATGCCGCCGGCGTCGCCGGGATGATAGGGGAACAGCCAGTAGCCGACCCGATGGTTGCGGGCGTTGTACTGGACGCCCTGGACGATGCGGTCGCCGTTAGACAGGTCCTCGTTCTTGCCCTCGTCGAGGTAGTCTCCCTCGAGGATCCGGATGAACCCGTCAGGGCCCGTATCGTCCGGCTCCCAGGCGACCAGCATGTCGCCGCCCTCGGCCATGCCGCTGAACACCAGTTCCTGGGCGCCGTAGAAGTCCTGCCAGCCATCGACAGGGCTCTCGGCCCACTCGTCCCATTTCTCCTGGGCCTTTTTCTGAACGGCCTCGACAGGATGGACGAGCCGCACGGCGATACCGTCGCCGATCGTGGCCGCGACCATGTGTTCGAGGGCGTTCGCCGCATACTTCGTGTTGCGGACGAGCTCACGGACGCCGTTCCGCGTGCCCTTGAGGCCCTGCTTGATCTCACGATCGGCGCTGCCGTTCGTCCGTTTCCAGTTCTGCGTGCGGCGACCGTGCCCGGCGGCGTCATACTGCCGCTGCAGCTGTAGGGCGGCGCGCTCGGCCTCGCGGCGGCGCACCAGGTTCGGCGCGAAGGGTTCGATGACCCGGTCGATCAGCTGGCCGAGTTGCATGGCCTATTCCCGATCGAAGGCGACGGCGGAGAAGCCGAACGATGACGCGGGGCGGCCGGCCACGCCCGAGGCGGCGTCCCGAAGCCCTTCGAAGTAGGTGAGGCGGTTCCGGATGTCGGCGAACGACTGGTAGGTCACCCGTTCGCCATTGCTCTCGATCGTCAGCTCGCCAGTCGCCAGCGCGCCGCGCAGCGCCGTGATCTCGGTGGCGTAGTCGGGTGCGGGCATCAGAGGCTCCAGTCCGAAGTGTCGATCCACGAGTCGGCGGCGGCCGGCTCGGCGGGGGCAGGGTCGGCCGCCGCCCGGGGGGACGAGGCGGCGGCCGGTTCGGACGCCGCCAAGGGCGTAACGGCGTCCGGAACGGGGCGATTGGCCAGGGCGATCAGGTCGCCCTGCAGAGGGTCTAGGCTGGCGTAGCGGTCGGCCTGCAGGGCCAGCCATTCGGCGTCGCTACGGCTGTCCAGCGCCATCGCCTCGGCGGCGGCGCGGTTGTAGACGCGACAGTCGAGCCAGTGGTTTTCGCGGCCGCTTTCGACACGCCACACCCGACGCGCCTGGCCGTTCTTGGTTTCGGTGACCACACTTTCCGAGGTCAGCATGTCGAAGTAGTCGGCGCCGGCGTCCCGCCCGAAGTGGATGCGCCCGCGCACCGGCTCCGGGCGGCCACCCTTGGCGGCTTCCTCGGCCGCGGCGATCGACGTCCGCAGATGACCGTAGAAGCTGAACTTCGCGCCGAACGTTCCGACCAGGTAGGCGTCGTCGCCCGCGAGCTTGCGCCGCTTGCGGCGGTTGTTCTTTCCGACCTCGAACGCGATCGCCTGGCCGCGGCCCAGGATCGGCAGCGTCCAGCCTGGCCGACCGAAGACCGGCAGCCGCTTGGGCGAGCGACGGCAGAAGGCCTTGGCGGCTTCGGTGTTGTAGCCCGCGTCGACGCAGATCTGGTCGTAACCGTACTGGCGGCCGCCGGGCAGAGTGAACTTGCGGGTCGCCACCTCCTCGAGGCGGGCCCAAGCCCCCTGGCCGGCGACGTCCGTCGCACCGGGCAGGAACCCGTGATCGAGCTCCCAATTCTCCAGACCGGCGGCCCAGCCCAGGCCTTCGTAGTAGATCCCGTCGCCCTGGACGTCGACGCCGAGCGTGAAGACGCAGGGGCCCCAGGGCAGTTGACCCTTGCCCCAGTCCTGCTCGCGCAGCACTTCCAGCTTCTCCGCCGGCGGCGCGTCGCCCTTGAGGACGAATTCCTCGCCCAGCTGCAGGTTGGTCCAGCCCCGCAGCTTGTCGACGTCGCCCAGGGCCGCCACGAACAGCGTGCAGAGGTCCGCCCAGCTGATAAACGCCGAGATGATCCCGGTGATATGATAGCCGGGGTTCAGCGATCCCACGTCGCGCGCCCGCCAGCGCTGGAATTCCTCTTCGTCCATCCACCGGGGCGGACGGCCGTCCTCGAGCTCAACGGTCGCGCACCAGCCGTCCTCAAGGGACATGGTTTCCTTTTCCCAGTGCGCGATCGGCACGCCGCAACAGGGCGCGATCAGCTCCGCCAGGTCGGGGCGGCCGTCAGGCCACTTCAGATCCGTGAAGACCGGGTCGAAGCGGGAGCCACAATGGCGGCACTTCAGGTAGTACCGCCGCCGATCGCTGCCGGCGTAAGCGCGCCCGATCTTCGAGGCGCCCTTGTTTGTCGGCGTACTGATCTTCAGCCGCTTGGCCATGCCCTGGCGAGTGAAGACCGTCAGGCGCGTGGTGACCATGATCTCCGGCGAACCCTGGTTGTCCAGGTCGTCGGGGAACTGGTCGAGATCGTCCTCGATCACGTAGCGGATCGAGTGCTGGCGCAGCGTCGCGGCCGAGTTGGCCCCGGCGATCAGCATCCAACCGCCCTTGCGAAACCGCACCCGGTTGGCCGTGGTGCCGTTCCCGTCGCGGGACCGCTTGGGCATGATCGCTCCGCCCTTGGCCGGGTTCAGCCGGGGCGTCGCCTCGACCATCGGCCAGAACTTCTCCGCCAGCCAATCCTTGGCCGCCGAGATCGTGGGACCGACGTACATCATCGGGCCGGGCGCGACGTCGGCGATGCAGCCGATCATGTTCTCGCCGGTCACCGAGCCGCCCGACTGGCCGCATTTGATGATGATCACTTCGGGCGCGGGCAGATGCGGCGAGCAGTCCCGTTGCGGCTCCTTCAGGTACGGGGCGCGCTTCGGATCGTAGGGCCCAGGGTGCGGGGCGTCGTCGCCGAAGTGGCGGAAGACCGCCCACTCGTCGACGCCGATGCGCGGCGGCGGACGCAGCCCCCGGGCGAAGGCGGTGTCGATGCGAGCGGCGTTCGCATCCAGGATTTTCGCCGCATGGGGCGAGGGCGTCTGAAACGGCGCGTTCATCAGCCCTCCAGTTCTAGATCAGCCTCCTCCTCGTCCGGAACGACCGCCGCGAGCACGACGTCGACGGCCCGCTCGACCTGGGCCTCGGCTTCCAGTTCGCCGGCGACCTTGTCGAACATGCTGTCGAGCTCGCCGCCCAGCAGGGCGATGATCGTCCGCGGATCCGTCTCGGCGGCGATCCGCTCCGCCAGCTTGCGAACGACGCCGTGCGTGCGCTCCCGCACGACACGCCCCATCTCGCCGGCCCGTCGCTCGTATTCCGGCAGGGAGACCAGTTGGCCGAGCAGCTGGCCGTTTTCGATCTGCCGCCGGGTGATCCGTTCGCGGGCCTCGTCGAGCCGGATCTGTTCCAGGGCGTTGAGCCGCTGGGGAGGGCGCTCCGGTGAAGCTCCGCCCCCTTCCCCCGAAGACGAGGGCGATTGTTCGGCGGCCGCCTGGTCGGCCTTGCGGGGTCGGCCGCGTGTCGTGTCGACCGACGCCCGGATCAGCAGTGCCGAGCGCTCGGCGTCGACCAATTGCTTGCCCGGACGTTCTGGATCCGGGGCCAGGAGGATCAGGCCCTTCTTGTTCCAGTTCGAAACCGCCGACGGCCCGACGTTCATGTGGGCGGCGAACTCGCCCTTGGTCATCAAGGAGGGCATGAATTCACGGCCTTCATAATGAATTTCAGCCCGTAACTAACGGAACGTCGCGCTCAGCCGCACCGCATAGGGGCGGGGGTGGCGGGGAAGGACCCGAGCCGATGGGGTCGAGGCTCGCAAACCCTTGTGGCGTAAGGGGTTGCGCGTGGTCGCGGCCAACAGAAAGCCCGCCTCGACAGGGTCGGGCGGGCTTCGGTGCGCAGTTCAACGCTTGGTTCTTTTCATGAATTAACGGGCCCCGATTCGCAAGCCCCCATTGCCGTGAAGCGCAGCCAGGGCGATCCGAAGGGCGAGCTGCAGGGCCTGCAGGTTGGACCGCTTGACGTTGCCGCCGCTGCCCAGGGAGCGGATGGGCTGACCTTCGCCGGCTACGACCCGGAGCACCGACAGGGCGCGGCCCGTGCGATCAGCCGCGGCGACGGCGGTCTCGACGCCGGTCAGGCGCACACCGGCGTAGGCGCGGAAGAGGCCGGCGGCCACGGCGCCATGGCTGCTGTCGCGGATCGACCGAGGGCGGTCCTCCAGCTGGGAGCCCAGGCCCGCGCCCTTCCCCGCCTGTTCGAACAGCAGGCGATAGGCCAGGCCCACCCGCTCGTCGGTCTCGGTGAGAGCGCCGCTCTCAACCAGGGACCGCAGGCCATCACGGCTCTTGATCCGCTTGGCCCCGGCGTCGTTGTAGCTCTCGACCTTCTCGCCCCGGCGCATGGCCTGGTCGACGGCGGCGACGACGGCCGAGCCGAGCTCCTGCTGCACGCCCTTGATCAGCTGATAGCTCTCGCGCTGGGCCTCGGCCCGGGCAGCCTTGCCGACATATAGCTGCTGGTTGAGGCGGTAGGCACGGCTTAGCCGCGAGCGCTGGTCCTCTGTCAGGCCAAACTGCATGGCGTTGCGCAGCAGATAGACGGCCGCGCCTTCGTCCGGAGCCCGCTCGACGAACGGCGTGACGTCGCGTCCCACCGTGTCACACCCGGCGTCCCACTTCTTTCTTTTGATTTTCTTAGATAAATTAGAAGGTGTGACGGATGGGACGGGTGTGACGGATACACTCGTCCCCGCGCCCGCTCGCTCCTGCGGGGGTATGGGGGGCGTCCCAGGCGTCACACCCGTCACGGGCGGCGGATTACTCTTGCCACTCAATGTCTTGCTCCGGGACGCTAGGTGTGACGGGACGGGACGACTGGGACGCCAGGCGGTCCAACAAGGGGGTGAGGGGGATCGCCAAGCCGCGCTGCTGCACGCCCGCGCCATAGCGCAGCTGCTTGGTCGGCCAGGTCTGGTAGTCCGGCCCGAGGGCGTCGAGGTAGGACAGGGCGCGTCGCCAATCCTGCCACTTGGTCGGGGAGAAGATCTTCTCGAGCACCGGGTGATGGTTGGAGACGATCAGCCACGGGCCTGTTCGGCCGTCGGGACCGACGTCCTCGTAGAACAGCATGCCATGGGCCTTGAGTGGCCCGATGTACTCGCGGTCGCCGGCCGCCAGGCGGTCGACCATGATCCCGATCGTCAAGCGCCGGTCATTGCGGAACTGGTCGGTCGATGCGGCCATCAGATGGGCGAAGGCGTCGGCCCCCGGATTGGTCACGACCTCGATCGACTCGCGCTGGGCCAGCAGGGGCCGCCAGAACCGCGCTTGGGCATCCGCCATCTCGGGGGTGAGGGGTTCGTCGTGCAGGAGCAGCCTTCGGCCGGCGGCCAGCATGGCGATCAGGTCGGCGGTGCGCGGGCTCTCCTTGGCGCGCTGCAGGGCCGCCTTGACCATGGCGACGTCGGATCTGTAGCGCCGTGCGCCCAGCAGGATCCTGGCGAGCAGCTTTGGGGCCAGGGCTTCGGCCTTGGCCTGGATCATGGCCAGGTCGTCGTCGGACGCCAGATCCTGGCCTTCCTTGGCCGCCAGGGGCAGCAGGCGGACCTCGACGATGCGCGATCCGTCGGCCGGGCCCAGCTTGGGCGGCAGGATGGCGGCCAGCATCACCGAGCCGACCGCCGTCTGGGTGGCGACGTTGCCGTCCTGGCCGACCTGCTTGCGCACGCCGCCGTCACCGGTCGACATCCGCCGAAGCACGCCCAGGGCCTGCTCGACGACGCCCGCGCCGCCATGGGCGTTCGCGCCGCCTTCGGCCTCATCGATCAGCACCGGCCGGGCCATGCCCGACAGATCCGAGCGGAACCCGGCTTCGGAGAAGCTGTCGATCACCGGGCCGGCCAAGGCCGACATCAGGGCGTGCACCAGGTGCACCAGGGTCGTTTTGCCCGATCCCTGCAGGGCGTTGAGCATCAGGTGGCCGCGGAACGGCGCCACCGCGCCCAGCAGCGCGCCGACCAGCCATCCGGCCATTACGTCGGCCCCGGAGAGGCCGTCGATCCCGATGGGCTCGAAATGCCAGCTGTCGAACTGGCGGCGGATCCACGCCCCGTCCTCGACAGTGCAGGGCTTCCCAGGCTTGGGCCCGGAGGCCGCCAGCCTGTAGAGCGGGCCCGAGCGCACGCGCATCATTTCGGCGATCGAGCGCTTGTCGACCTTACGGCCGCTGGCGAAGCTCCAGACCTCGTCGCCCCGGTGCAGCATCACAGCGCCGGCCTCGCCGGGCCAGACGCCCAGCGAACGAATCGGGCGCGAGCTGTCCCAGAAACCCGCCTCGCGACACTTGCGGACGAACCAGATCGCGCAGGGCTCGCGCTGAAACTTGTCGGCCCGGTCGCGCCAATAGGTCAGGAAGCTGGCCCCGGCCTGACAGGCGAATATGTCGGTGCGGAGCATCGCCCCGACCTTGCTGGCCACTTCGCTGCGCAGCTCGCCCTCAGGCATGGCGAACCACACCTTGGCGCCGGCGAAGCCGAGCGGGATCACCGGACTCTCGGAAACGTCGGGGTTGGGAAAGCCCTTGAGCAGGCTCTCGGTGCCTTCGGGCGCGTCTTCCATGCCCGCCAAGGCGATGGGCTCGTAGCTGGCCGGTTCGGCAGGCGGCGCGCCGCCATCGTCGTCTTCCAGGCCGGTTTCGTCGATATCGTCAGTCATACGCTCACCCCCAGGCGCGCCTGGTCGGCCAGGACCAGGCGGCGCAACTCGTCGTTCCAATCACTGTTGACGGGCGGCAGGGCGGCGCGGACGCGCTCCGCCCCGGCCGCCGCCCATTGCTGGCGCGCCAGGCGGCCGCACAGCGCCGCCCGGGCCTCGCCCTCGAGCAGCATGGCCGTCTTTCGGCCCCGCCCGTTCCGAGCCCAGACCTTGAGGGCCTTCATGTCGCGATCGACCCCGACCACGACTTCCGGCCACGGCTGGTCTTCGGGCGCACGCCAGGTGAAGGCCGGCTGCTCCAGGGCGGCCTGGGGGTCGTTCAGGTCCAGACAGCTGTCGCTGTCGACCCGAACGCCGCCCTGAAGTCGGTTCAAGGACAAGGCCGCCGCCGCCCGGGCGCGACGGCCTTGCAACTGGGCCAGTGAGGCGAGAGACAGCACGGTCTCGACGCCTTCGCCCGTCATGAGGGGCGTTCCGTCCAGGCCCTCGCCCGAAGGGCCGATCAGCCAGGCCCCGCCGGGGCGGCCGTTCAACGTCTGGGGACCGATCATCCGCTTGCCCAGCGTCTTGTCGCGGCCGGATCCGTCGCGCAGAAGATAGGTGGCGTGCACGCCGCCGGTCGGCCCTTCCTCGGTCACGGGACGCACCAGCAGGGCCGGGGCCCGGACCCAAGTTTCGCGCTTCGGATCCCAGCTATGTCGCGCGGCGGGGTGATAGCGCATGGCCGGCGCCGCCCGGGCGACAACCGCCGGGTGGATACAGCGCGACAGCAGGTACTTCTCGGCCAGCGAGCCCAGGACCGCCGTCGACGAGTCCCACATCTGTTGCGCCATCTTCAGCTTGCGGGCCGCGTCGTCGTCGACGTCAGCCTCGGTGATCACCGGGCGCGGGGCGCGCTCGACCACCTCCAGGCCCAGCAGCCGCCGCGCCGCATCGACCGGCGTCCCGCCCTCGAGCAGCTGCTCGAGCTCGATCACGTCGCCGCGCTTGTCGCAGCTCCAACACTTGAACCGCCCATCGCCGGGATAGACGGCAAAGGGCCTGGAGCCCGATTTCTTTCCGCAGGACTGCAGAGGGCAGATCCCACGCTTCTGGACCTTGCCGCCGTACAGCTTCACGCCCGTCTGCTCGACGCGCTCCTCGATCGACACCCGATCCCGGGCTTCCTCGAACAGATTGTCGATCATGGGCGCGCCTCGGTGCGAGCGCCGCTCGCATCGGCTCCAGCCAGGTCCTCGCCGGCGGGCAGCAGGCGATAGCGCGCAGGCGTCCCGCGCTCCCGCTCGGTGCGAGGCAGGCGCTGGGCCAGGTTCATGGCGACCAGGGTCGGCCAGAGCGCGCCGTGGACCGCGTCGCTTTCGGCCGTCGCGCCCTCCGGTCGCCGCGCCAGCGCCTGTAGGGCGGCGAAACGAGCGGGGGTCAGCGGGATCAGGTTGTAGGTCTTGGGCTTTTTCATGCCGCTCTCCGGCCGCCAAAGCGCTCGGCGTCGTCGGCCCTGGTCAGGCGGTCCTTCGTGCCGGGCGGGATCAGGATCGACAGCCAGCCACCGGCGGCGCGGTTGGCGGCGATCAGGCCGCCGAACGGCGAGCTCGCCTCGGCCTCCGGCGTCATCCACACGAACAGGGCATAGGCCGTGGCGGTCGACAGCTCTGGATCCCAGCTGCCCAGCTGCATGCCCACGCGCTCACAGAACGTCGCCTTGACGCTCAGCCGGCACATCAGGTCGTGGCGGCCCTCGCTCTCCTCGAACGGCAGCCTGCAGAGCAGCGCCACGCCACGGCGCACGCGGCGCAGACCGATCTCGGCGAAGGCCTGAGCCAGCACGAACGGCGGGTTGGTGATGATCCAGTCGGCCGGCTCCAGCGCCGGGTCGTCGGGATCCAGTTCGTGCGTGGTCGGCGCGAAGAAGTCCTGCACCCAGCCATAGCCGTAGGGATGCACGTCGCTGGCCTGCACCCGGAACCGCTCGGCCAGGGCGCTGGCCATATGCCCCTCGCCGCAGGCGGGCTCCCAGACGCGCCGGGCTCGACGGTCGAACCGGCGCACGACCTCGCCGCACGCCCGCGCCGCCCAGAGGGGCGTGGGGTAGAACTCCAGGGCCCGCATCAGCGCGGTATGGTCGTCGTCCTGCTCGACCAGGCGAGGCGCGCGGCGCTCGACGACGGAACGGTTGGCCACGGGGCCGGCGCGCGTCATGTCAGTCATCCAGGTCCGCGCGCGGCCGGGCGCTGCAGCGGCCCAGCACGTCGACCAGCCGGATCGAGGCCGACACCAGCTCCTCGACATGCTGGCGGCGCACCGCCGGCGTCGCGTCGTTGTCGACCAGGCGGCTCAGCAGGAACAGGAAGGTTCGCCCGTCCTCCCAGGCGGGGAACGGCAAGCGCTCGGCCACTAGGCCGCGGGCCTGGCCTCGGGCGGCGCTCATGCGAACGTCCAGGCTGGGCTGGGCGTGGTCGGCGTCGACGATGAAGCTGGCGTCGTAGTCGCGGGCCAGGTCGGCGGCTTCGCGCGCCAGGGCGGTCCACAGTTCAACGCGATGGGCCAGGCTCATGCCGTGGCCCCTTCCGCGTCTACGTCCGCATTTGGCGGATCGAAGTCCTCTCGTGTGACTTCGCCTTGCGTGAAGGCCTCGATCCTGCCGAGCAGGGCCTCGTCGGGGGTCTTGCGCCCCGGGTCGTCAAAGGGGAGACAGACCTGACGAATGTGCTCGTATGACCGTCCAAGCGGCGCCTCGACGTCACGAAACCGCAAGCCGCGCTCCCACAGGAAGAGCGCGAGTTTGGGGCGTTTGATGGGGGAGGGCGGGGTGTCCAAGGTCGATGTCCCGATTTGCATCGACCATAGGAGCTCAACTGTTTCGTTGATTTTGTCAACGACATGCTTGAGAACAACTAAACCATGCTGTCGCTCGCTGCCAAATCCCCCTCAACGCATCCTTGGCCCATGGCCAAGCAACCTGTTGAGGATAATCCAGCCAAGCTCCTGGGCCGCGCTCTCATGCTCCTGCGCAAGGAGAAGGGGCTCACCCAGCCGCAGGCCGGCGAAGCATTCGGCGCCGCGCCGGGCATATCGGCCCAAGCGTGGAGCCAGTACGAAGCGGGCAGCAGGCCGGGCATTCACCGGCCCGAGGTGCAGCGCAAGCTTGTGGCGGCGCTCGGCGCCACGCTGGAGGACCTCCAGCGCCATCTGTACGGCCTCGACCGTTCAGGTCAGGACGCCCCGCCGGCAAGCGCCAAGATCCTGCAGTTTAGGCCGCAGGAAGTTCTGGGCGGCCTCATGATCCGCGATCGCGTCCAGGCCGGCGCTTTCCTGGCGGCGGACGACCTCTCACAGGAAGAGCCGCGCCCCTACCCTCATCCTCGTGACGGGCGGTATCCGCACGCCGACCAATGGCTGTCGACGGTCGTCGGCGATTCCGTGAACCTGCTCGGGATCTTCGATGGTGACCTGGTCCATTGCGTTTCGGCGGTCGACATCGGCTATCGGCCGAGGACGGGCGATATCGTCGAAGTCGAGCGCCTGCGCTTCGGCGGGCAGATGCGAGAGCTCACGATCAAGCAGGTTGAGGTAACGCCCGACGGGCCGTTGCTCTGGCCCCGATCGTCGAACGATCGGTGGCGAGACCCTGTCCGCCTGACCGAGAGCCTGGACGAAGGCGAGCAGTTCGAGGTCCGGATCCGCGGCCTCGTCGTCGGCTCGGTTCGGCGCTACTAGCCTAGGTACGCCTCGGACGGCACGGCGGACGGCGCTTGCGTCGGCGTGACAGGATCCGCCGTCGTCTCACCCGACGCCGCACGCTGCAGGTCAATCAGCCGCAACTCGATCAAGTAGAACAGACGGCTCCAAAACCCGACGCCGACGAAGCCGGCGCCGAACAGCGCTGCGCCCAGCCCGAAGTCTGACGCTCCCCCAGCCGAGGCGAATACGCCTAGCGCGATCAGGGCGCCGCCCAGCACGAACAACCAGGTTCCTCGACCAATGCGAGGCGGTGCGACCTTCATGGAATGCTCCTCCGACGCCGCATGGTGAACCGTCCACGCCGGATTGGCCATCAACCGAGAGATTGAGATCAACGAGATCGTTTAGTTTTGACGTTGACAACATCAACTAAACAGTTTCGTTTAGTCCTCAACCCCGCGCCGATCCGCGTCGCTCGCTCGCGTCGCTTCGGAGGGTCCGACCGGCGGTCGCGCTTGAGCATGGGCGCGATCGTGACAGGGGATCGGCGCGGGGCTGAGGAGACGCCCCGATGTCGTCCACCCGGACCCAATTCAGCAACCCGCCGGCCGCTCGGCCGTCCGTCGACGCCGATCAGCCGAGGACCCCCAACCGCGTCGACCTGCATGTCGGCATGCGGATCCGGATGCGGCGCAAGATGTTGGGCGTCAGCCAAGAAGCCCTTGCCGACGAACTGGGCCTGACGTTCCAGCAGGTCCAGAAGTACGAGCGCGGGGCCAACCGGGTCAGCGCCTCCAAACTCTACGACACCGCCCGGGCGCTCTCGACCACGGTCGCCTGGTTCTTCGAGGGCCTGGCCGACACCGCTGGCGAGGGCGACGTTCCGACGGGTCCCGATCCGATGCTGGTCATGATGGGCGCGCCCTATGGCGCTCAGATCGCCGGGGACTTCGGCCGCCTGTCAAACCTGGATCGATCGATCGTGGCCGGCCTGGTCCGGCGCTTCGCCGACGGCGCCGGCGACCTGCCGACCGCCGCTGTCGACGCGGGCCTTAGCGGGGCCGAGTTGGCCGAGCCGTTCCTCTCGCTCCTGCAGGCGCGCAACGACGTTCGAGCGGCCGAGCCGTCGGACGTCAACGATCCGAGGCGCGTCGCGTAATGGCCACGCCCGCCCAGAACGCCCAGGACGAGCGCGTCGCCGACGTCCTCATGGCCATGGAAGGCCAGCCGATCGACACGATCCGCTGCGCCCCGATCGTTGTCCTGTCGCAGGACGCCCCGCTCCCGATCGTCGGCCTGCACGCGGCGGGCCGGCACTTCACGCTCAGCCTCGAGGAGGCGCGCTGCGTCGCCACCGCCGTGCGCATGGAGGACGCCTCGCCCGGCGCCCAGGCCCTGGCCGCCTCGATCGGCATGGCGGCCACGATGACCGAACTGCTCTGGCTGCGCGCCCACTGCCAGGTCCTGCGCCTCCGCCTCGAGGACGCGACGCGATGAGCGCCGGCGACACCCTGCGGTCCTGGTCGCTGGTCCTGGTCGGCGTCGCGGCCGTGATCCTCGAGCGCGTGCTGTCATGACCGTGATCAGCTTCGCCGACGCCGTCGACCGCCTGAGCGTCCTGGGCGGCGAGATCGTCGAGGTCCGGGGCGGCAAGACCGACCTGGCCGGGCCGGCTCCAGAAGCGGCGGTGTTCCGGCCGGGCGAGATCGTCAAGCTGGTCTATCGCGCCTTCGAGGGTCGCCCGGAAATCCGCTCCGTCATGTACGGCCCGACCCCGCACGAGGTCGGCCGGGCCCTCTGCCGAACGCTGGGCCGCACGCCCGGCGAGTTGATCGGCGTCGCGGCCGACCCCCGCAATTACGAGCTCACCTGGGTCTGCGCCGCGATCGGCGTCGCGCCGGGCGAGCGCCTGGCCCGCGTCGACGGCCTGTCCCCGACCTGGCTGAACCTGGGTCTGGGCCGGCGGCCCGTGCACCGGGTCGACCTTCGCAAGTTCAAGCCGGCCGCCCCGACGCCTCAGACCGACGCGCGCCTGGACAACCCCTTCAACGACATCACCGGAGACGACGACCAATGACGTCGCAACACCAGCTGAGCGCCGCCATCCTTTCGGCCGAGCCCATCCTTCGCCTGCTGCAGGATCCTGGCGTCGTCATGACGGCGGGGGAGATCGCCAAGGCGCTCGGCAAGGACGCCTCCAACATCCGCAAGGACACCAAGGCCTATGCCGAGGCCGACTTGCTCACTGTCGAGGCCCTGGGCCAGGCCAGCGTCTATTCGCTGGCCCAAGGCGGCCGCGACGCGCTGGCGGCCCTGGATCGCGCCGCTGGCCAAGGCGGCGGGGCCGCGGTCTGGCCCCATGCCAAGATCGCGCGCAACCCGGCCAATCCCCGCAAGACGTTCCTGCCCGAGAAGATCGCCGAGATCGCCGAGAGCATCGTCGAGGTTGGCGGCCTGCTGCACAACCTGGTGCTTCGCCCGGCCGATGCGAACGGCGTTCGCATGCTGCATGACGGCGAATGCCGGTGGCGGGCGTGCGAGCTGCTGATCGGCCAGGACCGCCTGCCGCCGGCGCTGGCCGAGGGCCTGCCCTTCACCGAGCGCGAGGGGACCGAGGAAGAAGCCCTCTTCGTCGCCCTGATCGCCAACGCCCAGCGCGGCGACCTGTCGCCCTGGGAAGATGCGCAGGGCCTGGCGGCCTACAAGGCCCTGACCGGTCTGTCGGCCCGGGCGGTGGCCTTCAAGCTCGGGCGCGCCATCGAGGGCAGCGAGCGCGGCGTCAAGGACGTCCAGCAGAAGATCAAGGCCGTCGAGGAAGCGACGCCGGCCAACGTCGCCCTGCATGAGAGCGGGGTGTGGACCTGGGAGCAGCTGCGCGAGAGCGTTCAGACGGAGAAAGCTTCGCAGGCCGCAACGACGGAAGCCGAAGCCTCGGGCCAAGTCGAGCTCGAGCAAGCGATTTCCGCCGCTGCCGATGACGACGAAGAACCGACCGAACACATGGCGTTGATGCTGGTGGAGGTCGCAGCGGCCATTCGGGCCAAGCCGTTCAGTCACCCCCTCGCAGTCGGCCGGTCGACCCGGGTCACCGAGATCCCGACCGTCAACGATAACTGTCACCCCGCTGAAAAGGCCCTGCTGCAAGGCGGCTATATCACCTTCAACTACTTCAACGGCGGCTCCGCCGTGTCGCTGCTATCTCGCGGCGAGAAGTTTGTCGCCCGCATGATCTATGCGGGCGACGACGGGCTCCGCTTCGCTCGCACCGACGCGCTGCATGACGATGAAGAGCACGACCGCCTACAGGAAGCCGGTGAGTACTGGACCTATTGGCTGAACCTGCCGAAGCCGCCATCGGCCGGGCCGGCGCCGACCGTTCGCGCCGAGCATGCCCTGATCCTCCTTGAGATCCACGACGCGTTCAAGCGTCAGCCCGGCGGCTACATGGGCGACAACTACCAGGGCGTGCCCATGCGGTTCAACGCCCCGCCCGGCGTCATCGCGAACCTACGGTCTGAGGATCTGATCACCGGCGGTGATCCCGAAAAGCCCAGCAGCGACGGATCCACGCGGATCAAGATCACGAACCGCGCCGAGCGCGCGCTCATGGGCCAGTGGAAGGCCGAAGTCCTGACCAGCCAGCCGGTCAGGACGAAGGTCATCGGCGAACTGCGCGAGGCCCTTCTGGGCCGAGAGACAGCCGACAAATGCCGGAACGCCAAGGCCTATGCGACGGAATGGCTGAACGCGCCGTTTCCGGTCTCGCCCGCGGCCCAGGCCTTGCTCGACCGGAAGGCCCAATCGGAACGCGATCGCGCGGCGCACGAGGCCAAGGAGAAGGCGCGCCTCGAGCTCGCCGAGCGCCGCCTCGTCGAGCTCGAGGCGGCGGCTCCCGGAATGGAGCTCCCGAAGCTCGGCGCGAAGATCCGGCAGATGCTCGAGGAGGCCAAGGCGGCGGCGCCATGGACGGCCGTCGCCGACAGCTGGAATTTCGCACGGACCGCCAGCGGGACGGAAATAACCGTCCGGGCCAGCCGCAGCGCAAGGCTCGCCGTTCTGGCGCTTAACGCCGTTACCGGCTGCTGGCCGGAAGCGGACGAAGCGCCTGTCACACCCATGGCCTTCGAGGCATGGATCGCCGAGACCCTGACCGAAGAGTACGGCGTCGCCGACGCCGTCGTTGCCTCTGTCCAAGCCGTGCAGGCGCTCAAGCGCTACGAGCAGGATAGCGGCTGCGCGTTCGGCGACGACGGCTTCGAGTGGGACCGGGAAACCGCGCGCCAGATCGCCAACGACTGGGCCGAAGACTTCATCGAAGACGGCCAGGTCGTGCGAGCGCCGCTCGCATCGGAGGGCGTGTCCGCCACCGACATGGCCGACGCCTGACCATGGCCATCACCTCTCCCGCCTTCGCAACCCCGGTCGGTCGCGCCCCCGCGCCAACTGCAACCTTCATCGAGGCCGCCATGGCCTATGCACGGAGCCCCCGCATGCCTAATCCCGACGTCCGCTTCGCCCTGGTGCGGGAGCCGACCAACCCCCTGGCCTTGCCGGTGGCCTATCCGATGCTGTCGGAACTGGCCCGGGCCATCCACGTCGACCGCGCCGGCGCGCCGATCGAACTGCAGGACGCCGTCCCGCTCAACATCCGCGACTGGGGCGAGGTCCTGGGCGTGGCGATCTGGACGCTCGGCGAGGGCGGCGACCGCCACCGCTACATCGGCTTGGCCTGGTTGGACGGCGGCGGCCGCCGGCAACTCGAGGCGGCGCTGAAGGCCCGGCACTCGACGGCGCCGACCATCGGGAGGGCGGCGTGATGCCGACGACCCAAGTATGGACACGCGCCGGGTACGTCACGATGACGCTCGACGAACACGCCGCCTATCGGGAGCAGCTGGTCAAGGCCGCCGAGCGACGTAAGGCGACCCTCAAGCACCGCCTGCGCCTGGCGCGGCGCGCGTTCAAGACGGCTTGCGCCGTCGTCACCGTGGGCTTCGGCCTCCTCATGATCGCCTGCACGGCGTCGGACTTCTTCGCCGGCGTCAGCACGCTCATCGGCGCCGCCCTCGGCATGGCCTGGGCCGTCGCCGGCGTCGTCTGCGGGGTCGAGACCTTCCGCGGACCCATCGCGCTGATCGGGCGCGCCAACGACATCGACATGGCCCAGGAGCGCGACCAGTGACCAGCAAGAGCGACAACGAAACCCCCGACGCGGCCGTCGACATGGCGGCGGCCGCGGTCTTCCAGATCTGCGTCGAGGCAGGGCTGGATCCCGTCAGCCGCGTCGACATGGGGCCGAGCCAGTTGATGGTCTTTGATGGGGCCGGAGAGAAGGTCGAAGTCCGAGTCCTTCTGGCCGAGCGCCAGTATTGGCGGGAGCACCAGGCCTGTGAGATCGGCGCGTTGCTGCACGCCCTGGACCATAGGAAGGCGCCTAAGGCCTTCCTGATCGAGCGCCTGGCCAACGCGTATACCGGCCTTAAGGACGCCATGGCCGGTGAGTTCTTCGAACACTGCGAAGGCTGCGGCCGCCAGATTTGGCCTGACGAGGCTCAGTTTCCCTACAGCGACGTGTCGGCCCACGCCGACTGTGACGGGACGGGAGCGATCAAGGTCGGCGACCAAATCCCCGTGGATCCCGACGCAATCGACGAGGACCTGCTGGAACCCGGAGAAGAGAAGCCGACGCACGTCACCGCCTTCGCCAGAGGTCCGCTGTTCAGCGACGAGCAGTTGCGCGAGCGCCTGGCCTCAGCCCACGCCACGCTCGCCAAGGCGGGGAGGGTCTGATGTCGAAAGCAGACTACGTGCGTTCGCAGGGGCAAAGCCGAGACCATCACTGCCACTGGCCAGGGTGCAATCGTCAGGTCCCGCCAGCCATGTGGGGGTGTCGCCAGCACTGGTATCGCCTCCCGGCCGAACTGCGGCACCGGATCTGGCGCGCGTATCAGCCTGGTCAGGAGATTAGCGGACGCCCGAGCCCCGACTACGTCGAGGTCGCCCGTGAGGTGCAGGCTTGGATCGCAGCTCAACAAGGCAGCCCGGATCTCTTTGGCGAGGGCGGCGGTCCCGCCGGCGTGATGACACCGGAAGACGGCATGCGGACGGTGAAGCGATGAGCGATCCAATCGATCCCGCCTTTCTGGCGAGCATGAACCGCGTCGCCGCCGCCCTCGACGACGTTTTCAACGGCTCGCCCACGCCCGGCCGGCAGAAGACCGTGGGCTTCGCCCTGTTCACCTACGTCCTGGGCCAGACCGAGGGCGGCCGCGTCAACTTCATCGCCAATTCCAACCGCGAGGACACGATCGCCGCGGTCAAGGAATGGCTGGCCAGGGCCGAGGGCCGCATGGCGCCCGGAGGAAAGGCCTGACCATGCCCGCCATCCACAAACTCGAAAGCCTGCAGCACTTTCCCGCCCAGGGGACCTTTCTCGGCGCCCGGGTGCAGGTCTGCTTCAACTACGACCTCAGCGCCCTCTACGGCGGTGTCGTCGTTCGCGAGGATACTGTCGAGCCCGGCTTGATGATCATCAGGCTCGACAGCGGCGAGCACGTCACCAGCCTCGAATGCCAATGGTCAATGGCCCAGGCGGGGAGGGCCTGATGTTCCAGAACCAGAAAACGCACGACGAGGAACTGCTGGAACGCGTCAGCGCGATGGTGAGCGGCGACGCTCTCTGGTGTGAGGCGTCGGTGACTGCGCTGATCGACAGCCACCGCGACATGGTCGAGCTGCTATCCGATCTGGGTACCTGGCATATCGCGGCAGAGCGTCACCGCCAATTGACGGGAGAGGGCTACGATCCGGCCCGGGACGACGGTTACGTCGGCAGCCAGTTGGCGGCGGCGGCCTGGTGCTACCTCGGGCAGATCTTCGACTCGGACGTGAGCGCGCCCTTCGAGTGGCCCTGGGATGCCAAGCACTGGAAGCCGGGCGTTCCCACGCGCAACCTCGAAAAGGCCGGGGCGCTGATCGCTGCCGAGATCACCCGCCGTAAGCGCGCCTATGACACCTTCCTCGTCCTGGTCGTCGAGGCCTGCGTCGCTGGTGGCGCGGAGCGAGACTACGCGACGGCCGAGGTCGCCCAGTGCGTTCCAGACTTCCTCAAGGAGGAGGGGATCGAGGTCGGACATCCCGATCACGATTGGGGCGTCAGCGGCGCGGCGGCCTACGCCGACGAACTGGTCCTGCGTCATCTGGAGCGCAGCGACAAATGACCTTCGGCTACTTCGAACCCAAGACCCTGCCGCTCGAGGAGGGCTTCACGCCCTACGCGAATGCCGAAGCGGAGATCGACTACGACGCCGCCATGCGGTTGCCGGAAGGGATGACGTGCGGCGACTGCGCTCATTGCCGCAAGTGCTGCGCGATGTTCGGCCACGTGCCTACGGACACGTCCTGCGACTTCTACCCCAGCCGCTTCCGCCGAGCCGACCGGCCTGCGGCGACCGACCCGGGCCGCGCGGCGATCGAGGACGGTGGCGACCATGGATGACGCCGGCACTTACAAGCGCCCAGACGGCACGACGTTCGAGGTTCGCGACCCGTACTATCCGGCAGGCTGCGACAAATGCGGCTGGAGCGGGTCCAGCGAGGACTGCGGAACTGACAGTTGGGGCGATGACAGCGACGTTTACTGCCCGAAGTGTTACGCCGGCGGCGCTGATAGCGGCAGGGTGGCCAGCACATCCGCCTTGGTCATCAAGGCGGACAGCCCGCACGAACAGATCGAGGTAGCGCGGCAGGTCGCTGCGTTGTCGATCGAGGACCTGGGTGATCTCGTAGATTTCGCCAACAAGGTGCAAGCCTGGTCCCTCCGGGGGACGAGAAGAACGCCGCGTTTCGGATCGTTCGCTCAGGCGGCGGCTGCCCTCAATGTGACGGTCGAGCAGATCGCCCTGGCCGTCGAGGCTCACTACTGGATGTTCGCCAACGATCCGAGCGCGCCGATCGGCGAGCGCCAGATCGAGCACGAAGGCGAGTGATGGCCGGACGTCGCGACCCCTTGGCGCGCGCCCAGCAGCGCCCCAGGCCCGACCAATGGGACGCCGACGAGGTCATGACCCTGGCGGAGTACGCCGCCGTGTTCTGGCCGGCCGGGCCGGTCACCGTGTCGTCGCTGCGCACCGAGATCGCGAAGGGCCGATTGACCCCCGCCCGAGTCCGAGGGCTATTGTGGATCACTCCCGCGAGCGTCCGCGCGCTCTTCCAACCCGAGCCCGCAAGAGCATGTCCCGACGTTCGAAAGGCCCCCGCCTCCACCTCCGCGCCGGCCGGATCCACGCCCGCACCGGCAAGCCGATCCCCGACATCTATTACATTCGAGACGGACAGGTTGAGATCAGCACAGGCTGCGGTCCAGATGGCCTCGCTGGCCCTGATGGGGCCGAAGCGCAGCTCGCCGCCTACATCCTCCAAAAGTCGGCGGTTCGGGCCCAGGAAGAAGAAGCTGTCGATGATCGCCAGCGCCGAGGTGATCCAGCTAAGGTCCTGATCGCCGAGGTCCTGGCCCTCTATCTCACCGAGAAGGCGCCCAAGCTCGCCGACCCCAAGGCCACAAACGTCCGCGTACAGGCATTGATGAAGTTCTTCGGCGCCGACACCTTGGCCGACGTCCGGCGGTCGACCTGCCAGGCCTACGTCGCCGAACGCATCACCCAGCCGCTCAAGCAGGCCAAGTACGGCGAGGCGCTGGACAAACGCGTCAGCGACCAGGGGGCCCGGCGCGAGCTGGAGGACCTGTCGGCCGCCATCCACTATTGGAACGGCGAATATCCGCTCAGCAACCGACCCAAGGTCTGGCTCCCCGATAAGCCCGAAAGCCCGCGCGACGCCCTGACGCGCGATCAGGTCGCGGCCCTGCTGATGGCCGCGCGCGGCTATCGCCTCGAGCTCGACGCCGCCGGCAAGCGCGCCTGGCGATATCTGGGCGGCAGCGTGCGGGCCAACCGCGCCCATCTTCGCCGGTTCGTGGTGATGGGCGTCTATTCCGGCAGCAGGCCGACCGTGACCATGAAGCTGCTTTGGGCGGAATCGCCGGTGCAGGCGTGGATCGATCTCGACGCCGGCATGATCTGGCGCCGCGGAAAGCGGGAGAAAGATCACAAGACCAAGCGCCGGCCAGTCGTGAAGATCACCGGCCGCCTGCTGGCGCACATGCGCCGATGGAAGATGCTCGACGACAGGAAGGCCGCCAAGCTCCTCGAGGAGGAGAACCTGGAGATGGCCAACACGGTCCTGCACCACGGCGGCGCGCCGATCGACAGCGTCCGGACGGGCTTCGAGGCGATCGTCGCCGACGCCGGCCTATCTGCCGACATCACGCCGCACTGGCTGCGACACACCTGCTGCACCTGGTTGATGGAAGCCGACTGCCCGGCCTGGGAGGCCGCCGGCTTCACCGGCATGACCATGAAGACGCTCGAGGACAACTACGGCCATCATCGGCCGAGCCACAACGCGCGGGCTCGGAAGGCCCTCAGCTGA